TTTTCAGGGCATGTCGTGTTTGGTATATCTACCATTAAGTCGTCCAAAGGACAAATATCACAAATACTACTCATATTAATACAATTTTGTTTAAACAATCTTTTTTGCTCTCACACTCGGTTTAAACAGTTATTTTAACTTTGCCAAGCCAGCTTCAAAAGCCACGGGGTCAAAGTTCTTTACTTTTTCTTTTAAAATAGTAATGCGTTCACTTGCATTTACCGTCATGTACTCAATACTTTTGGGAACATAGCCATACTTAGACTTTGTATCGGAGTATAACTTTCCTATAGCATTGTACATTTCACGCTCTTTATATAGCTCTATAAGCCAAATATTAGTACTCCCTTCAATCTTTACCTCCTGCTTTACTTCTTCCCTTGGTGCGCCCCTATAAGAGCTAAATAATAGGAATAGCAAAATCAATGTCAATACCTTATTACTCATTGTTTGGGTTTTAAAAGGTAACGGTTTTAGTTACCAGTGATAACGTTGTACCTGTAGCATTCCTAAACGTAAATTTAAAATCATATATCTCGCCTGTTGGGTCAAACGTAAACCCTAACCATAAATATTTAAATGTCTGACTACCACCTACACAACCCAATTTGTTCAAAACAAAAGTAGAAGGAATAGGTGTGCCGCTCAATGGGTCAATCTTTATAACATCACATTCAACATCGAATATATCGCACGAGAAAAGGCTATTTAAAGAGACTACAACCTCTCTTTCAGATGAAGTAGTGCCAAGTCTTACGGTTAAAGCCAAATCAAAGTCTCCAACAGTAGTTGGATAAAGAACACCACCGCAACAACTCAAAGAAGCTGGAGGGTTTAAGTACTCGAATATTGTATTTAGTACGCTTATCTCTCCACTCGTAAGCGCTGATCTATCTAAGTCTAAGGAATATAACCTATTTAGGAATTGAACAAAGGACGCTTCATCTACAACGCCTACTTGTCCATTATTTAGCTTATCCCTAATAACCTGAATCGTAACGGGTAATATTACTACTGGAGTAAGTACTTGCGTTGATCCTGCTTGAAAAATAACCCCGTTAAGGACACAACCAGCAACCGTGAAACCTGTTATGGCTCCCCCGTTAGTAGCTATATTTCCCGTGTAAGTCGATGAACCAGCATTTGAAACCGCACCTAAACCCGTAAACATGACAAAAGCGTCCAGCCCGTGAAAGTTGATGAACGTCGGGTCTGTAGGGTATGAAAGAATCCCAGTACTTAGCGATACTGCACCGCCTTTAGTGAGTAAGCGTCCAGTTATCAAACAACCCGTGGCAATTGCAATTGCAGCCGTATTGGAAAACATTGTACCAGATATATTACTACCAGCACCTACACTAATCGCACCCTCGGCAAGCCAAAATACATTGCTTGGCAATGCTCCATTAGTCAAAACCACATCAGCCGCAGCAGCCGCAGCAAAAGCCGCATCCGTTATGAAAACAAAAGGATCAGTAGTTGACAAGCCGTCTAAGGTTAATATCCCAGATAAGGACATTGCGCCCGTTACATGATAAACACCGGGATTAAGCGTTTCCCCTGCGCCAAATGCTAAAGCGTGACTAGGGTTCGTTATTGTCAATGCCTGAATCTGATTGTATATCAAGTCCAAATCTGCCGCTAAAACAGCCGTGTCTAATATTGTTACCGAAAATATATCGGGAATATCACAATGACTAATACTTTGTAACGTGCTTAATAATAAGCATGTTTCGCTCATTATATTCACATCATAAGTGCTTGCGGCTAATTTATACATAAGTGGACATTGTTTTGGTTCTTTTACACAACTTGTAATTACAACGATTGTAAATACAAATATAAATAATTTTTTCGGGAATACCATAATTAACGGCATTTTGTTTTAATATGTGATTTGTTTTTATTATGAGTTATATTTTACGCTTTGATATTATACCTTGGATTGCGTATCGTAAAGCATCCCAAATATGATCTACATTCTTATTTTGCTCTGGGTCGTTGGTTGGATCTCCCGTTGCTGGGTTTTCTTGATACTTATACCCTATTTGCTCGGCTCTCCAGTGTATGTTATCAACAATATTAATAGTGCCAAAACTCTTTAGTGCGTCAATTCCTGTTACGATTGAACCAGCACCTTTTTTAGCTGCTCTGGTCTTCTTGAACCCCTTGCGCCTAATCTCTTCAATTGTCGCTGGTGCTACATCTGCAAAAATGTATTTAGCTTTATTGAACTTAATCTTTTTCAACCATTCGCCTATGTCTGAACCTGTCAACCCTCTTTGGTATAACATCAATTCAGCGTATATTTGCCCTTCAAAAAGGACCACTCTAACCATTGTACTAGGGTCGTTTGTGTATCCGAAATCCATACCGAACGACTCACGCTTGTATTTCTTTGGCATTGCCTGAATCCATCGTACATTGGGGAAAACAATGCCCTCTGTCGCTCCTGTTTTACCTAAGATGTAGACCTTATGAAAAGAGGCGTTTGCTTTGCCCTTAGCGATTAGCTCTATTCTGTTCTTTTCGGGTATAAATTCATTATCATTAAGATTAGAATAAATAACCTTTGTACCCTCCTTTCCTATGAATTTATGATGAACCCAAAATGGAGCATCAGGATTGTAGTCTAAGAACGTTCTTATCTTCGCTCTAAACATCAACTGTTCTGCAATGGTCCACGCAATACCGTTCGCCTCATTTACGAAGACATAATGTCTTTTACCAGCCTTTGCGCTTTGCTTATTCTGGAATGAACTAAATTGAAGCTCACTATTATTGAAGTGAAACTTTACGATCTTATCAGTTGAATTATAAGTATACTCAAAGAAATGCTTACAACTATCTGGAAAGCTATTAACGATTATATCTATAACCTCATTAAAATCAGCAATTGCGCCTTTCTTAAGGTTTGGCACATCTTGACCAACAACCAAAGATTTTATTTGCTCCTGCCTTCCTTGCTTATTCCTATAGACCGTACATAACGTAAGAAAAACCATCACTTGCATAATGCTAAACGTCTTACCTGACCACGTGCCGCCTTGATTGACTACCACGGGTTCCGTAGCCGCAATGTTATTCAAAAATACACTTGACTCGTGTATGGGATTATCTATCGTTAGATTACTACTCATTCTCTGTAAAGTCTATTATATCGTCTTCGTGGCTTGGTAGCTCTTTAATTCCGTTAGTGCCTATATTAATAGTCAAACTCCCTGTGTTACTTTCTTCTTTTTCTGGCTCCACAATGTCATACCCAAACATCTTATTGAGCATTGCAATTGCTTTCAGTTTGTCATGTACCTTTAGCTTCTCAACGACCTTAACCATGTCCTCGCCTATATTGAGTTCACTATGGGTTATCTCTGCAATTGCGGCTTTTTGGTCTTCTGTTAGGTCCTCAAATCGCTTGAATTTGAACCAATCTTCTTTAAAGTCCGAAACATTGGTATAGGCAACTTTTGCAAGCTCCTTGATGTTTCTAAGTGCTGTTACACCTGACAATAAAGAAAGATTATCTTTAATTTCTTGTATATGATCCTTTACGTTAACTTTGGTTAACATTCTACTTGCTTGCTCTTTTGCTGTCTTTTCGCTATAACCTGCGACCCTTGCCGCCCGTGCTCCATTCCAATCAACTACGTATTCTTCGCAGAATCTAAGCTCTTTATTACTTAATTCCTCTTTTTCCTTCTCCTCATCCATAAACGTCGCTATTTAGGATTATTAAATTATTTGTAAACCTAAGGGAATCGAACCCTTATCTTCTACTTACTAGTATTTTTAGTAGCCGCTTTTGCCTTTAAGCTATAATTTGCTTCTTTGTTAAATCTATTTATTCTTTGGTAAAGCTATTTGAATTAAATAATTATCAAACCAGCTCTTTTGCTCTTGCATTGACGGAACCAAAGTAAAAGAACGTATCTCTTTTAATGTAGCCTTAATTAGGTTCTTTGATTTCTTTACATCTATAATATCATCGTACTCCAATATCTTTTCCATAATCTTTAATAATTGTAATTGTTTAAACGTTCGAAATCAACGTCGTTCATTTCTTCGGCTGCTTTGTTTATTCGCTCTAGTGTGTCAATTACCGTATTCATTAAAATTGATTCAAGGCGTTCCAAATCGTCTTCATCCCTTGCAACTGATTTGCTTAATTCCTTTTCCATAATCTATTTATTACTAAGTTCACAAATACTTTTATCCACATTGCTAGTATACATTCTAACGCCATCAATTTCTCTTTTAAACGTCCATTGTGGGCTGTTGTCGTAATACAGTACTTTAGGGTTATAAAACAAGATTGAGTCCTCTAAATCTTCAAAATCCGTGCTACTGTTAGCAAGGTTATTAGTTTCTGGTAAGT